GCAACATCTTGTTGGCGATGTTGCTGAGAATCCCCGGAAGGGACGCCGTGCTGAAGGCAGCCTGCAACCAACCGGTAGCATCACGACGGAAGCGCGGCAGTTGCTGGCCGGATACCAGTTCGCAGAACTCCTGCACACCGATGCCACGAAGTTTGTCGGCAGCTTCGAGGACAGGTTCAGCGTACATCGCTTCGATGCGGGTATTGGGCAAACCACTGGCCATCATGGCGACCGCTTCGAACACCTGCGGGTTGTTGGGACGCTGATTGGCATGGGTATGAACTGCAACAGGGAGTTGCGGACGCGACGCGCGGAGAACATGCAGTTCGGTCTTGGTCACATCCCAACCCTCCTCGATAGCCTGGGCTTCGATGTCCGGATGTTTGCCATCGCAGGTGCTGCGGATGGCCTGGATGCGACGGGTTTCCTCAGCCATCTGCTTGCGCATCTGCATCATCGGGTTTTGATCAGCCGGGGCGTTCGTGCTCGGGGCATCCGACACATCTTGCGTTGCACGCGCGGCGATGGCGGCAGGACGTAAGGACGACGGGGTCGGCGCTTTGGGCGGCGTGGGGTCGGTGGTCGGAGGTGTGGCCGGTTTGGGATCGGTGGCGACGGTGGTGGTTGCTTGGCTCTGTGTACCATGCGGCATAGACGATTGCTCCTTGCTGTTTGCTGCGATACGGGCAGACGTAGACGAGTCTGCCCCGTTATCGACGAATGAGATTTCTTTGAGGGTTGCTTTGCGGACGACGTGGATGGGGCCATCGAACGTCCGGCCATTGACGGTGACGTTCTGGCCATTGGGAATGAATTGGGCATCGATCACGGCTGCGCCGATGCTGGCCTGCCAGGGAAAACCGTTCTGGCCGCTACGAATCACGTCACGCGCCCAACTGGTATCACGGCTGACAAGACCTTCGGCCACCAACGATCCGTTTTCGACGGCGACGCGCTGCGTGTGGCCGACGCCCTGACGCGATTGATGATCCAGCCGAACCGGGATGTCCTGACGGTCAATGGCCAGCCCTTCCAGATCCACGACAACAGGATGCGGAAAGCCCTCGATTCGCATTAGGCCACCGGTGTAGGCGACCATCCGAAACTGCGGCACCCCGGAAGCCCCGCCCCCGGATTGTTTTTCACCGGCGGCTTCGATGGTCAATGGGCAGATGAACGACAGTTGATCAGGCAATTGTTGAGTTGACGACAGTGTCATCGGCATTGGCAGTAGGCTCCTGTGTGGGTAAAGAAGAAGCAGGTTGGACAGGCTGACTCTCCGAAACGGTCAGCCCGAGTTGGACCATGAGTTTGGTTTCCTTGGCACGCTGGCGAAGTTCGGTTTCCCAATCCTTGCCTTGACGGGCATATTCAGCGGCCAGCGTGGTGGTGTGGCTGCTCAGACGTTTGGCCTGAGCATTGGCTTCCTTGGCTGGATCGACATGCTCGGTGCCGTCGAAAAACCAGCCCTTGTTGAGTCGAACCGGTCGCAAGCCACGCAAAATCGAAAACTCTGGCGTCAACATGGCTTCACGTATCCACGCATTGAAGATTTGATCCAGCACAATCTCAGCCAGATTCGCTTGTTCCACCCGAATGGACTTGTAGTAGGTCTGATGATCGAGTCGGCCCGATGCATAGTTGTAGCCCGACGAATTGCAGGCCGCGATGTTGTAGGGAAGGTTCAAACAGCGCGCGATTTCGTTAAGAATCTCGCGTTTGAATTCGGCATACGTAGTGGCTGGTTGCTGCGAATCGATCTGCCCCAAGCGCCAACCATCGGGCAATACGGTGGCCATACGTTTTTCAAGATTGACGATGTCCATTGGATCAAGCGGTTGTGCTTCACCGTTAGCTGGTGAATCGGTGTACAACACGGCAGCAAAATCGGCAGCGGTTTCGGCTGCAGCGATCACCGCCAGGGTATACCGACGCAACTGGGCAAACAGTGGCAGCGCAGGGGTGATCTCAGGAATCCCGCGATGTTGTTCGGGCCGATCCGTTCGGAACCAGTGGATCACTGAAGCTGCAGGCACCTCATCGTACTGCGACATCCATGTGGAGTAGTTGCCCATGCCGCCGGGATGCTGACGCAGAATGGAATAGAACTGAGGATTACCAAAGCTGTCGAGGATCACGCCATCGACGTCGTTGCGAGTGGGCAACATCACCGGTGACGATGATGTGATGCGGTCGGCCTCGATGAGTTGAAGATCAAGAGCAACCGGTGAATCGACATTGGGATTGAAATTCAAAACACCAAACGCTTCACCGTCCGTACTCTTTGCCATCCGCATGGTTCGGAGCTTGGCAGCCAAGTTGACGGCCTTGCTCCACTGGTCAAAGGCATCTTCAATCTGCCGGTTAAGCGTGTCGTACTTGGTGAGCAACTGCAAACGCGGTCCAGTACCGATGCAGTCGTTGGCCATCGTCAGCACAATGCCCTTGGCATAGCTGTTGTTGGCTACCTCGTACCGGGCACGCTCACGCAGCTTCTTGCGGATGTCCGCAGACGCAGCACAATCAGCTGACATCGCGTCAGCCATCGCCCAATGCCGGGCATTCTCCGCCGTGGTCTGCGCCGCGTCGTAACGTGCCCGTACCACGTTGGCCACCGGCACGCTGCGCATCTGCTGTTGGCGTTGCGTCTGCGGTTTGGATTTTTTGAACCAATTCAGAAGTTGCATTAAACCGTGCCCCCGGGATTGATCTTGAAAATCTTCACACCCAATCCCTTGGACTGAGCAGCCTTCTTCGATGCCAGGTAACGATCCACGGCGATCTGATCCTTCAGTGAATGCTGCTTGACGTGTTGACCGTCGACCGACACCTCAGCCGGTGCGGCAGCGTTTTCTTCAAGGTTGTTGTTGGTTTCAGTCATGGGTTTTTCTTTCTCCGTCACCCTCTATATCTGCAGTTGGGCTTAAAACGTTGCGCTGTCATTAAGATTTTTTACCGACGGCCTTGTTGCAGGTCTGACAGTTTCAAACGTTTGGCAGGCGCACGGTTCGTACCGGCAATTCCGTTGAGATTTGCACCTTGAATGCTAGCTGCCACGGCACAACCCACTAAACAATCCAACCAGTGGTTATCAGGGCGGGTGGCACGCAACTTCCACTCATCGACAATGCGGTCACGAGCAGTGGTCTTCACACGAAACTCCGCAGTGAGATGATCAGCAAGCAGGCGGTGCTTCACCGAATCCCGGCCAAAGAGGCTCAAGCATCCGGGATCACCCATGGACACAGCCAACCGGGCATGAACAAAACTTTTCCAGTAGTTGGTATCCACCAGGACATGCCGAATCTGTCGACGCCCTGTGGTATTGGGAATCCGCCAGTGATGTCCAACCCGATCACCGCGTTTACGTTTGTATTCACTGAATGGAATACCCGAAGCACCCACATAGCGACCATGGCTGGGCAATAAGACTGACGCATAATCGCTCTGCCGACAGAACTGATAAACCACATCCGTGGATTGGCCCCAGTTGGCATCGATCATGCAGCGGTCGATCCGCATGTCAGCACCATCTTCCCGACGGTACACCATGGGTAATCGCTCGGATGTCAATTGTTCCAAGCCGTGGAATATCTGGCCTTCCAAGCCTGCCCCGGGTTTGATGCGTTTAAGCGTGGAACGAATGTCGTTGAGTGTGAAGTAGGATCGTTTCTGATCGGGCCACGTGCCATAGTCCAGCACATAGCCGGTGAAATCATCCTCAAATCCACAGAGCATCCAGAACAAGGCTTTCTGCTGAACGTCAATGAACATCGTCAGATGATTACAACCGATGGGAATGGCTGCTCGGGCATAGCCATTGGTCTTGGCGGCAATCTCATCGGCAGTCAGCATCTCTTCACCGATGGCTTCGACAATCGGTTCGTTCTGATATTCCGCAAAGAATGCAGATTCATCACGCAGTCGCAGATTCATCGCATGCTGCAAAGCCGACAGTTCGTCTTCGTTGTAACGCTGCGGCCATGCGACGATACTGCCGGTGTCCATAGCCTGCCTGTGATCACGGTAAAATTCGGTCGCTTGTGAACCATCACCATCGTTGCGCAGACTGTCAGCACGAATCTCTGCGTACTTCGCCCATAGCTTGTCACTTCCGGGGGCTGGGAAGGCATACACCATCTTCGTCCGCTCGCCTTGCCACTCTGGATGTTTGTCCCGATCTAGGATGTTGTCAGCCATGTCCGCGGGCCGGATCACCGTGCATGCCATGAGTCCGGCGATCTTCTTGCCCGGTCCGGCCATGCCCAGCACATCGCCTGCCAGAATCGCTTCACGTCGTTGGCTTTGCGAGGGTGACCATGCCGACTCGGTTGTTTGCGGGTCGTCGACCAGAACGAGTTGCGGTCGAACCACCTGCCCATCAGCGCGGGCATAGTTCTGCCCACGAATGTCGCTGCCCTTCATGCCGCTTGATGAAATGACAATCCCCGACGACAGGCTGCCTTCGATCACCGGCAACACCACGCGATCCGATGACCAGTCGATGCGCGTGGGCACACCGTTATACTTCTGTCCCTTCTGTCGATTGGTGATCCGCTCCAAACAACGAATCGGATACGTCACCTCCGGATAATCCTCATGCAATAGCGGATTGGTCTCCAGCCAAATCTTGATGTTTTCCAGCAGATCGCGGGCACGTTCAGCGCTGGCGGCAACCAGGCAGATGAACGGTGATGCGCCAATTAACGCCGCCCATAACACGGCAGCCTGGCACAAAACTGTTTTTCCTGATCCGCGCGGCATCGCCATGGCAAACAGCCCGCCTGTGCGCACGGCCTTTTCAATTTTGTCGATCACCCGCAGGTGATCATCCGACCATGGCAGATAAAAAACCTCGGCAAAATACGTCTCACAGAACGCTCGGAAGGATGCGATGCACCGAGCCTTGCGATCTGGATCAATGACTGCCGGTATCTCGCCAATATCCTGAGCCGAACGTACCGCCTCTGCATTACGTTCGGCCTGACGTGCTTTCTGTTCCTCGTAACTCAACGGGCCCGACTTGGGCTTGGCATATTCCAGCGTCAGCCATGCGGCATACCGGAACAGATCCACCGTCTGCGGATTAGATGGATCACTGATGCTGTAGCCCGCACGGTTGCGATGGCGGCGGAGCTGGAACTCTGTCAATGGATCAGCATTGGGAATATCGATGGCGTTGACGATACGCAGTAAGTCGGCTGGCCGGAGTTGGCGTGGGTTGAATGATTTTTTACTCATCGTCCGCCTCCATCTCCGGCCGAGCCAGGAACGCTACGTATTCGATCAAGCTGAAGGTGCCATCGGCGCGGAGCAGTTGGCCATCATCGACAACCTGTTGAATCTGCTCTTCATCGATCCGGCGATTGAATGCCTTGGACAGAATCTGCGCCGCCTGCGGCACAGTTATGGCTGTGATCTTCAGCTTTTTCGAGTTGTCTGTTGGATGTGTCATCAAAATTCAAAAACACCTTAAAAATAAGTGTAAAAATGCCAAATCCGAGTTGATGATGGCGCGATTTCATTGCTCAATGTGTCTGTCACGCGAACAAGAAAGGAACCAACGCAATGGCCAGAAAAACCACCAAGCGGATGCAGGCATACCAGGACGCAACGATCAACGAGATCGCACAACGCATTCTTGGCATTGACACCTTGGAGACACGCAAAAGTGATTCATTGGATTTTCACGAGGTCGCCA